TAACTTGTCAATGTTTGGGTCATTCTTTATGACGTCGCTACCTGGCTGCGAGGCAAACACGGTGACGTGGTAACCCTGTTTTTTTAGGCCAGACCACACCGAGGAGGCCATCATCATGTCGCCAAAGGCGCCGTAGCGCACAACGCAGGCCGTCTTTTCGGGCGGCGCGTTGATAAAGCTTGTGGCGTTGGTTTGACGGTTGGTTTTTTTAAAAACAAAGTACAGGCTGTATTCGTTGTCCTCATTGCGCTTTTGAAACTCAATCAGATCCCAGCCGCGAATGTCGTCCATTGCGGCCACCACTGCGCCGTAGCTGCAATTCCACTTGTGGTCTGGGTTGGCTTGCTTGTCACCAACTTTCGGATACTCGTCTTCGTCAGGCAAATACAGGATTAAATAACCACCCTGTTTAATAACTCGCCACCACTCTTTAAGTGCGGCCGCGTAGTTGTCAATGTGCTCTAGTGTGTGACTACTGTAGACAAAATCCATGCTTTGAGAGCCAAACACATCAAGCTTTGATGCGTCGCACATCACATCTGGTTTGACGCTAAAGCCAAACTGTGAGTGATGCATGTTGTCTACGCTAATCACATGCGGCAAGACTTTGAAATCTCCCGCACCAATGTCCAGGCCTCGACCCCGCAAATACGGGGCCACTTCCCAAACTATCTTTTTTGATTCTGCCATGTAAGGGTCTTCTGCGCGCCAAACCATGAGGCTGCTCCTTAAGTTATGTCTTCAGTTAAACGCCAAATCGTGGACTGGCCACGTTTGAATGATGCGCCGTTCAATTTTGCAAAGGCGACTTTTACACTTTCCCAGTCTTGACAATTGTTCTCTGCTTCTTTGAACACCACCGACTTGTCGATAGGTCCACCAGCCAACAATGCTTTCAAAAAATCCTGGGCGTTTCTTACCTTCAAGTCAACGTCTGTTTTTGGTGCAGACTTTGAATTGGGTTTTGCCGCTTTGGCAATAGCGGCTGTGGACGCAGGCGTGTTGCCCTGTCCATCAAACAGAACCCCGTCCTGCTCATATCTGGCCCATTCATGGCCGACGATAGTAGCGAACGATCTGTTTCGGTTAAGTTGCATCTGCTTGTACCTCCGAGGTTGGGACCGTGGTTTGCACCTGGCCGATTTGAAAATTAAGTTGACTTTGGATATTTGATATCGTATCGCCAATGCCCTGATGATGCTTGCTAAGTGCGAGCATTACCAGGTTGGCGGCTTCCGGCGTCAGGCTGACAGTGTATTGCGTCGGAAAAGTCATAATTTATTCCTCTGTCCATTCAATGGTTGCGTGTATGTTTGCTCCCGATGGAACCGCATTTCCACCAAAATTAAAACACAAAAATTCATTCGTGTTATTTAATTTGACAGACTTAGATCCACGATCAACAAAGTTCCAATAAGTAACTAAATTGCCTGCCGCCGCAGAAGAAAAAGAAACGTGCTCACTGCGTAAAATTGCGCCAGTTCCTAACGCGGAAGGGTTAGCGGAATAAGAACGAACAACAGCCGTTGCGGCAGGGTCCGAACTGTCGTGAATGCACGAAGTTATTACTGAGCTTGTTCCACCCGTGTTAGCGGCAGTGCGTTTATAAACATAAATGTTAGAAAACGCAGAAACTGATGCCGCACCGTTTACGCGCAAAGCAGTAATCGTAATTATTTTGCTAGACGAACCAGAAATTGTGAAAAAATCAGTGGCGTTAGCAACTGGTACAAAATCTGAAATTACAGCGCTATATGTAGCTTTGCTACTTTCTGTGTTGACGTTTTGCAAAAACGATGAAGTTGGTTGAGACATATATTACTCTCGATCTAAATAATTATTTCTTTCAACAAAACCCATCATGCCGTTTTCGTCAATGACTTCGCCGTAGAAGTGGTCCATGTGCTCACCGGTGTACTGGTCATCGGTGCCCTTCATCTCGCGCCGAGTGTAACCTTCAGCAAACGCTTTGTCATTAGTGTCTTTACTAACGTCGGTTGCCCCAGCCATGCTCATTGGCTGATTCATTATCCGTGTGCGCAACTGGTTGCTGATGTCCATGCCTGGAGGCAGCATGTTGAACTTGACGCCCATAAAGCCCGCTGCGTTCGTGTTGTTTTGATGCAGGAAACCTGCCTCACCACAATTGCGCTGGCTGTCAAACGACGTCCACTTGCTGTCTTCCGGCTTTTCCGGAGGGACTGTGATTTGAAATTTTTCTTGCAATGACATTTCATGCTCCAATTAAAAAAGAAGCACGGGGCTTTTGAGGGCACCCGTGCTTAATACAACTGCTCGTTTGCAGAGGTGGTGTGGATTACTCTTTGATATCTCGCGGAGTAGGCATCCAACCATCGCCAGGGTACGAAACGTCGACTACCATGCGCATAGGCATTTGGTGAATCTCCGCTATTTCCTGGTTGCTGATATCCATACCAGGCGGCAGGAAGTTCAGTTTGGCATTTTCGCCGTAAGGTGTGCCATTCTTTTCTAAATATCCGTCTGTAATGAAACCAGACATTTCACCAATGTCGTTGTACAGACCTTCAATGCCTGAGATTTTGGCGGGGGCACCCATGTTCATCGGCTCGCCGAAAGGTTCGGCAGTGCGACCTTTCATTTGACCGGTGTACTTGGCGTCAGTATTTTTCGCGTTGACGTCCTTGGTAGGCATAGACTTGCCCACGGGGTCTTCGCGAGTAGATCCATACTGCTTTTTAGTGGTGGTGTTGTTAGTAGCCATGATTGGTTACTCCTTATGCGGTTACGTTGGCCAGAGGCTGGACTGCGTACTCGAAAGCAATGGCGGCCTTACCGGTCGCATCAGCCAGGGAGAAAGCAACCAATTGGTCGCCAGCAGCCAAGGAAACACCACCAGCAGACGTTGTCAACGCGAGGTTAGTCGTGTAGCCAGCGGTGTTGGTGCCCAGCGTTGCCGTGCCCAAGAAGGTTGTTGCAGTGCCCGAGATTTGAGCTACGCGGAAACCGTGACCAACTACGGTACCAGTTCCAGTAACTGTCATCTGTGCGCTAAATGCTTGCACGGCTGTGAAAGCATTAAACTTTGCATACGCAGTGGTAGCTGCGCCGCCAGCCTCGTTCATCGCAGCGTTTTGGCGCGTGATGTACGTTGCGTGGTCATAAGCCATATTTTTTGAAGCCATGATCCGATACTCCTATTCCAAAAATTGATATTAAGCCTGGGAATCCCACTTTACGATGCGAGCGTTCGCAGCGAGAGTGTGGACAATACCGAAGCCGCCGAGGTAGTACCAGGCCACGCCTTTGCTACGACCATAGTCGGACGGGATCTTACCGCGCATTTCCTCTGGCACAGCGATAGCTTCGGCCACCGTGTCGTTACCAAAGAAGAAAATCCAGTCAGATACACCGCGAGTCCAGGATGTGCTGGTGACGCCGTCAGTACCAGTACCTTTGGCAATGTTGGTTTGCTCAACAAAGCGCACGTTTTCGTAGCGACCGATCTCGCCATTCATAATCAGCTTAAAGCCGGTGTCTGAATACTGGTGGATCGTTTCAAGATTGTTCTTGAAGCTACGCAGAGTCGTGGGCCATGCCAAAGCATAGTAGTCGTCGCCCAAGTAAGCGGGAATATTGCGCTCTTTCATGGTGTCGACAATCGACTTGGCGTGAGCATTGTTAAATGCCACACTGTTTGTACCAGTCACTGTACCGTTGGTGTACAAAGTGATAGCAGCAGTGTCGGTACCACCAGTGGGGATAGCGCGCAGCAGCGTCTGGTTAAACTGATTCCAGGCAAAGCGGTCGAAGGTTTTGACGGCGTCATTCTTCAGCACTTTTTGGATCAGTTCCATCACTGGGAACTTGGACAGGTTGTCCAACTTGCCAGAGTAAGGAACGCTGTTACCGGCTTCAGTAATTGTCAGGGTACCCTGGACGATTGTGAAGTTGGTTTCGGGCATTGTGTTGGTCTCAACCAGTGCGCCACCGTTGGTAGCGACGTCAGAGAACACGTCCCAGGTGAACACGTCACCCTTTTTCTTGCCTTGTTGCGAAGCGTCGCGCACGTCAGCAAACTGACGAAACTTGACCAGAGGTTGCACTGCCATACGCAATACGTTCGATAGTTGGCGGCTATACATGTAGCCACCGAGCGAGTTAACCGCCCATACTTGTCCTGCCATGTTGATTACTCCTAATGAGAAAAGATTAAAACAAAAACACTATCGCGCGTACTGGTATCCACCACGGGCTCTTGCGATATTCGCAATCACGTCCTGGATGGACTCATCGCCTTCGTCGTCCTGTCGTGCGGCCGGTGCGCGAGCACTTGCAGCTTTCGGGGCGGCTGGGGCAGCAGCTTTGCGCTCCAACTTACTGTTCGCGGGTTGAGCAGACTGCTGGGGTTGAGTTTGCGGTGCCAGGGTTTGTTTCCATGCACGCAAGTCATTCCCAATCGCCTGATACCGGCTCCAATAGTCTCGGGTGTCCCCCTGCGCCAGCAGGTTTTGGTCTGTTTGCAACGCTAGTTGCCGCAGTACCGGGTCGCCCAGGATGTCCTGGTAGTCGGTTTCAAACCTTTGAATTGCCGTTTTGAAGGTAAGACGATCATCAACTGTTCTGGCCAGCACATCCGCATTTAGTGCAGGATTCACCGGCGTGCGCAGCTTTTCCAAAGCCTCCATCGCCTCTTCTTCGGTGCCCATTTGTATAGCGCGGACCAGCGCTCTCCTTTCCTCAAGGAGTTCCTCCTGGGTCGGCCCTTGAGGGGTAACGACCTGCGGCTGAATTCGGTTCTCGGCTTCGCGTTTTAACCGCGCTGCCTCTACAAGGTACTGATCTGCGGCTTCAATCTTCTGAGCGCGGGCAATCAATTCCTCGGTGCTTAATTCTAACTCACGTCCATTGACTTTAATACGGTGTTTTGTGGGCGCAGTCTCAAATTCTGGCTCGGGCTCGCCAATTTGGTTGGCTTCTTCCTCGGCGCGGTCCAGCTCTTGCTGGGTTGTGGCGTCCAAAACAAAGTCGGACGTCGTGCCGTCGTCGTTGATTTCGGCTAGCTCATCGGCGCGCAGTGCGTCGTTGGCGTCGTTTATTTGTTCCAAAAACGCAATGCGGGCGTCATTGCCCGTGCCCATCGTTTCGCCGTTCTCGTTTACACTGTCCAGGTTTTCTTGATCCATTGCTCTCTTCCTTCAATAAATTGAGGCGGGGTTTTAATTAAAGTCTTCGTCTTCACGGCTCTCGAGCACAGCCAACGCTTTCTCGCCTGCGTACACTGCTGAACGCAACCAGGATTTTATCTGCTCTGCTCGCCAAACCATGTTTTGTGCCGTCCGAATGGCGTTTGCGTCATCTGCGTTGGCAGATTTCAACCGGTCCACGCCGTTTTGGTACTCGGACTCTATCATCTTTAACAGGAAAATGCCAATGTCGCCTCGCATGAAGTCGTCGACCTGCCTGCCCAGGACAGCGGTCTCCACCAGCACTTCGGCTTCATTCAATAGTTCGGTACCTTGCTTCATTGTGTGCGCCTAACTGGGGGCATAGCCTGCTGGGCGATGCGCTGAGCCATTTGATTTTGAGTTTCCACGTCCCGCTCGTGCAGGGCACGCCAGTGTGTGGCCAATGCGCGCTGGTTTTGCGCCTGCTCTTGCATGGCCGTGCGTTGCAATGCGGCCTGGTTGGACATGTCGGTGCGACGCAGGGCTGTCTGGTTAGACATATTTGCCTTTTGCAGCGAGGTCTGGTTAGAGATCTGCGTCTTTTGCAGCGCAATTTGGTGCGCCATCTGCTTTTCCTGGACTTTTTGCTGCAACTGGCCGATGATGCCTTGGGCTTGCTGCAATTGCGCCTGCAACGCCAGCACCTGGGGATCTTCGCCGCTAAAGAACCTGGTGCCGTCGGAGTACCCGAGGTGGCCAAAGATTTCTTTGCCGACCTCTTGCATGTCGATGCCAGGCGTGGGCTTTTGCAGCATGTTGCTGTAGGCATTCATGGCCGTCAAGAACTTGTTTAGACGCATCATTGGGTCTGTGGCGCCCATGCCGACGTTCACCGACAGGGTCAGCTCGCGCTGCAACAGGTCATCGGTCACTTCGTCGATGCCGTACTTTTGAAACAAGTCCGCGCGCTTGGCCGCAATTTTCATCACGACGGTGTCGGTCTCGTATTCCTGCTCGAGCTGGACCAGTTGGCGCAATACCGGCTGCACGAACGTCTCAACAAACGTGCGTAGTGCGTATTCCACCAGGGTGCCCTGGCTGTTGCTGACCATCGCCATGTTGCGCGCGGGCGAGTTGGCGCCGCCCTGGGCCATGATGTTGGCCGGGTTGAAGTTGCCCAGCAGCTCGTCCATTTCCATGCCGATGCCCTGCGCCTCTTGGAAGCTCGACGCTGTCACGTCCTGCCAGGTCATCTCGCGCACGTCGTTCTGCGGGTCGTCCAGCATCACCACGCCGCCGGGCACGTTACGCACCAGGCCTGCGATGTCGGCCTCTTTGCCGCGCTTCACAAAATACTTCTTGTTAAGCACAAACTTGATGTTGTCGATACGCTGGTTGGCGATCTCGTTGGTCTCGTCCGACAGGCCGCGCGCCAGCGTAGGCAGGCTCGATGGAAACACCTTGTGCGTTTCCATATTGCAGTAGCCCATTACATAGGGCCGCTTGCCGTGAAACACGGTTTCCTTAAGACGCCTGGGGTTTGTGAGCAACGCCAAGTCGCCCATTGTGTAGAACTCCCAGTCGGTTCCGTCGCGGCGGTGGATGTGACGCTGCACCCAAACCACCTCGTAGTCGTCGACCGACCGGCTGTCCGATGAATACGGGTCGTCGCGGTCTTTCTGGCGGGCGATACGCGTGGTGTCGGGCCGAATCTCTGTGGCCGCTGATATCACAGCGTTTGCTAAGCGGCGCCATTCACCGCTTTCCATGCGGTCTTTCACGTCCATGACGTACATTGGCATGAGGTGGATCACGTAAGGCGAGGTGCCAATCGGGTCCATCCAGTTTGCGCCCGGGTCAATACGCAGGTTCTCAGCCGGAAACAGCTCAATCACCGGCTTGTCGACGCGCGGCTTGGGCGGCTCGGTGGACGCCACAATGGTTACCTTGGTCACGGTGCCAGGCTCGGCTAGGCCGCCTTCGTCTGTGGCCACCATCGCGCCCTTGGGCATGCCCAGCGGTGACTGCTCGGGGTACTCGGGGTTTTCTTCGCCTTCACCCTCTATCGGCGCCTGGGCTGGGTGAGCCGACTCGCCCTTGGCCTCGTCAAAGAAGCTGCGCAGCAAATCTTCGGCCTCTTCCTCGGCATTTTTGGCCTGGTAGTCCCAGTATATGTGGGCGCACGCGACGCCGGTAACCTGGGCATCCTGCAAGCCGCCGAGCACCACCTGGTACCAGGGGATTGTTTTGGTCAGGCGGTACTGAAGCAACTGCTTCATGATGTCCGAGCTGGCGCACTCGGCCTTGTCGTTAGGATCGTTGGGGTCGACCGACACGACCTCCATGTTGCTAAAGAATGCGGCGGCCGCAGCGGCCTCGTTCTTGCGAATCACCGTGCGCACTTTAGGCCGGTAGACCTTGCTGCGTTTCTCAAACGCCGGTGCGTTGTACTTGCTGTCGCTGGGGTGCTGGTTGTTAAACGCGCGGATCGAATCTTCCCAGCCCTTGCGCAAGTTGGAGTCCACGTAAGACGTCGACGAATAGAATGCGTTTTTGGCGCGCTCGAGCCAATCCTGCTCTGCGACGGGCAGGTTGACGTCCTGACCGCCGGTCTGCGCGGTCGGGGCATGGTTCCTTGGATCTGGACGCATCGCTGCCATGTTATTTTCCCTTTGGTTGCCAGACCTGCGCTTCGTCTTCGTCGCTGGTCTCGCCTGTGTTACGTCTTACCTGCACCGCTCTGTCATCATAGAACGCTTGCATAAAGTGATCCTTCGTGTTCGTAATCGGAAGCACCTTACCCAAATGCTCTTGCATCCAACGTCGAATGGCCGGGTGGGGCTTGCGAGCGGTAAACAGCCGCACGTCCTTGCCCTCCCGAATCCATTGACGCACGCGCTTGACCATCTGCTCTACCGGCTTGCCGACATGGTCGTCGCCTCGGTAGTGGTCCCAATGGGCAAGGGTGCCGTCCAGGTCTACCCCGATCCAGCCCTTGCCATCAGCGCGCTTGTCGTGCATCGCCTGCGCCTATCAGCCTGCCATGTTTGGGTTGTAGCGGGCGGTCGTGCCGGTGTACACAGGCAGACCTTCAGATACGCCTGGGCGAGCTGCCGGTGTCATTGGTACGGCCGTGCCGCCAGACATAGCGCCTGCCGGTACAACCATGCCGCCCATGCCCAGAGTGCCGCCGCCTGCGCCAGCGACCGGAGCTTGAGGTGCGCCGGTCATAGCGGGACCGCCGCCTGCACGTACCATGCCAGAATGAGCGCCGCCGCCTGCAAACGTCTGGTTCCAGGGGCGACCCATCTCGCCTGCGTCAACGCCACCAACGCTACGGCGAGTGGCCATAGGTGCGGTTTGTTGAGGTGCCGGTGCGCGGCGCATCATGCCACGCGGTTGACCCATGCTGTCATCTTGATATTGTGCCATGTCAGTGCTCCTAGTTAAACATTTGGTGCCAGGGTTTACCCATCTCGCCGGTGTCTTTGCCGTCTTTAGTGCGGCGCGGCTTGGGGTTGTACTCGGTGCTGGTGCGAGCTTTGCTGTAGGCGGCCTCGGCCTGCTTGGCCTTCTTCTTCTCGGCTGCCTCTTCCATAATTGCTTTGGTTGCGTCGTCCATGTTAACGGTCCTCGGTTTTGTCTTGAAGGGTCATCATCTCACCATCCCAGCGACCGCGCGGAACGCCACAGCGCTCGAGCAACTCGCCGCCAGCTTGCATGGTCAGGCGCTTAAGCTCACTGGCCGTAGCCGCGCTGGCCGCGTCAATGGTGAATCCATAACGGCCATCGTCAATGGCCATGTTCTTTACTACCAGGGTCATGCCGGGCGCCCAGCCTACCATCCAAACGTGGTTGGGGTAGTACTGGCTCAACGTCTGCGCGCATTCCTTGGCCTTAAACTCCATCTCGATGGACTCGTTGTCCACCGAGGTGACTTCAGCTACCGCGATGTCAGGGCTGTTGTCAATCATTGGGCGGCCTCTGCTGTGGCCTCTGCTGGTGTCTCAGCCTGCTCGGTGGTCGCGGCTTCTACGACCGGAGCTGCAACCGGCTCGGCGCCGTTGGATGCGCCAGCAGCAACGCCAGCAGCGTACACCTCGGCCAGGCCAGCGGCGTGGTTCTCTGCTAGATGTTTTTTGTAGAGGGCTTCAAGTGCCGATGCGTCCATGTCGTAACTCCAGTGTTGGTTAATCAGGTGCCCACCGTGCCATCACCGTACAAGCCTGTGTTGCCCAGGTCGGTGCTGTCAAAGCGGCGCATGTTCGAGAACTCGTAAATGGCGTGGTCCGGCGCGCTGAACTCCGAACCCCATGACCGACGCACCATGTCGTTCCAAGAATACTTTCTGGTTGTGACAGGGTAACCGAGGTTGTTCAACTCAGCTTGGGTCGGTGGTGTGTAGGCCATAGGTGCTCCATTCTATACATACTCGGGCTCGGCGTAACGTTGTTCGCGGTACGTCGGCGGCCTTGGGTCCATATCATAGATCCTGCTGACCGCGTCCACAAGGTCTTTCTTGCCCCCGAAGGGAAAGTAATGCACCTGGAGCTTGAACTGCTCGCCCAGGTCATAGATCTCGTTGTTCTCACTGCGCCTGCGGATCGGCTTGGCCACTCGGTATGCGTAACCGTCCATCATGCGTCGCTGGGTCGTGGTGAGGTTCTTCTCGTCGGTCGCGTACGGCAGAAAGAACTTGCCCGAGCGAAAGTCGGGACCCAGGCGCTGCACGCGGTCGACCTTGGAGCCGCCGCCCTCGCGTGGCCAGGCCAGCTCGATGATGTCAAAGTGCAACTGCTTGAGCTTTTGCTGCTCGCGCACGTAGTCCAGGTCGGCCTGGGCGCCGAAGGACTCGTAGCCCACGTAGCACGCCTGCACGCCGCTGGCCCTGCGCCACTTGAGATAGAGCTTGGCCATGTTCTCCCAGCGCTCCATGAGGTCCATCTTGTGGCAGTAGCCGTCCAGCAAATACTTGTTGTTGGCGTAGTCGACGCCGATCACCGCCATCGCCGTGTCGTCAGAGTCGGACTTCTTCGAGCGTGCCGGGTCGACCATGATGTAGATGGCCAAGGTCTCGGGCCGCACCTCGTACACCTGCAAGTCGGTGATGTCGAACATGCGCTGGTGCCCGGCCAGCGGGTTGGCCAGCATCTGCGTGCTGATCGTGGCCTCGCCCTGGTCGCGCACCTTGCGGTCCCAGTCTTCTTGGCTGAACAGCACCGGACGACCTGTGATCGTGCCGTCGTGCGTGGCCGGGTAGATGCGGGGCTTAACGGCGCCGCGCTTCATCAGCTCTTGGTAAGTGTCCGCGTAGCTGTACCTGGTGCCTACGTGCCACTTGCGCCCGCCCTGGGCGCCCAGGTTGTCCGACAGCTCCCAGGCCTCGGTCGTCTTGGCAATCTGCTCGGGCGTGCTCACCGACTCTTTGGTCACGACGTCGTCGTACACCATCAAGTCAAAGTGCTTGGACGTTGGCTGGCCATCGACCAGACCCCATGCCTCAATCGTGGCCTCCTTTGGGTTGGACCGGCGCTTGACAATCAGGCCGGTGTCCAGGCTCCACATCGGCGCCTCTTTGTCTGGCACCTGGTAGAGCACGTCGGGGAACAGCTGATGCAGCTTGGTGTTGGACTCGAGCTCGACTTTGATCTGACGCAGGAAAGCTCGAGCGATGCCACGGGTGTGGCTGAATATGCCGACCGTGATGGCCGGGTTACGAAGCACCTCTTGAATGATGCCCGCGTACGTCACAATGGTCGACTTGTAGTGCTCGCGGCCGTAGATGTCCAGGTAGCCGTCGGTGTCGCGCTCGACCTCGCGGCAGCGCGCGTAAATCCAAGGGTGCAGCGCGTCGGGGCGGTTGAGCAATTGCACCAGCAGAAAATACCGGTCCCACATAGCCAGGGCGCGAATCATCGACACGTCACGCCCGCCGCGCGTCATGTCGTCCCAATAGTCGATCACGTCGTCGAACGGAACGTCCAAGCAGCTGTCGTACTTGAGCACCGCGCTCACTTGCGGCACCTACAAGGCGCGGTCGCGCAGCGTGGGCAGAACGAACGCAGCCTGGTGTAAGCGCCCATTAAATGCCCCGAACGCGTGCGCGCAGGTCGGAAGGACCCAGCAGGGATATGGCCAGGGGCGCATCAGGCTCGCCCTTGATCGTGGTGGTCTGAAGCTTGGCGTGGATGTAGGGCGCCAGCTTGGCGGCGGTATCCACAGCGGCGGCCGACTCGCGCTTGGCTATGATCAGCATATCCTCGCGGGCCTGAGCGTCTTGCGTCGTCTCGGAAGCGGCCAGCCACTTGTTGGCCTCGTCGTGGCGCATCTTCATGTCCAGCAGCATCACCTCGAGCGGGCTTATGTCGATGTCGTTGACGCGCTCAACCAGCCGCCGCGTTACTTTGTTGCGCTCGCTCGTAGGCAGGCTACCGGCTCGGCTGAGGTTTACACCCGCACCCGATCCTTTTTTTCGTCCCGCTCCTGGTCTCGCGCCGCCGTTTGGCATGTTTTTCCTGACTGATTATTTTTTCAGATTTAGTCGTCCCGCCCGCCGAGCACCGCCGCCGGTTTCTTCATCCGCGCCAATCCATCGGCAGACATAACTGCTGGTGCTTTTCTTACAACAGGCGGTGGTAGCGACGTATCAGCAGGCTGCGACGGCTTAGCGTCAGACAACATGGCGGCAGGGCGCGTTTTGGCGGCCTTATTTGGCATCCTGGCCATCTGCTTAGCCTTACCCGTCAACGCAAGCTTTTTGGCCGGTCCTGAAGCCAATTTGCCCGATGGGAGTTTTACTGCTTTAGCTTTGGCTGGCGTTTTCGCCACGGCAGAGTTAGCAATGCGCACGGCCTTGCCTTCGTCTCCAGACTTGGCCAGCACAGCGTTAGCGGTGGCCGACCACTGCTTCTTTTTGGCCGGTGTGTTGGCCTTCTTTGTGTGCGTGAGGGCGCTTCCCATTGACCAAGGCATCAAGAGTCTCCAGAGTAGTTGCTGTAGCCGTTGTAGCCCGTAATTGGGCCGTAGGCGCGTGAATCGGTGTGGTTGGACATGTCTGCGTACAAGCGCATCCGAGCTGGCAAGTCGCCATTGCGGCTGCGGTGGATCACGCCGTCCAGCTCATAGGATCCGGTGAAGTCTGGTGTGTTGCGCCAGTCTTTGGGGCAGCACTCATGTTTGCGATAGGCCTTTGGGGCGTCCATAGGATCTCCTAGTAGGGTGGTTTATTTTCTCACAGAAAAATTGTTTGATGTCAAGAATTTTTTTTTATAGGTTACTGCGGTAATTTGCGCAAAGTTTTGAGTAATTTTTTTAAACAGGATTTTTTAAAGTCTAATGTTCGATTTGCAAGGTTACGGTTTTTGCAACGATTTTGCGACGATTGGTGCAACGATTAATGCAACGATTTATCTACCAAAAATTTATGCACCAAAATGGGTGTAACAGGTGTTACGTGTAACAAACGCGTTTGCAAGACTTTTTGCGTGTGTGTGCGTGTGTGTGCGTGTGCGCATGTAATATACATACATTTACCTGTTACAAGTGTTACACCCGTAACAATCCTTATAAATCAACAACTTACGATTTTTCGATTTGCCGTTACAGAGACGTAACATTTTTCGTTTTACCTGTTACAAGCTCACTCGGTCACAAAATCAGGATTGATTTTATTTTTCCGAACCCACACTCTTTCGATTTTTGCGCCTTCGCTACGTGTTACACGCGACGTCCAACCGAGCACTCGCAGGCATCTTCCGGCCCGTTTTTGGTCGGCCATTGTCTGCCTGGCTACCTCAATTCCAAGCGCTTCGATGAGCAAATGGTGCATTTTGAGCACATTCATTTTGCGGCACCAGTACTCAATTGAAGCCTCCCAAGAGTCGGTTTCGCGGCGTTTTTCGACCTCGAACTTGGTGTCGTCGTCAGGCATATCCCACCAATTTGATCCCGCTTGGAAGGCTGCGACGGCCTCGGCAAAGAGGTTTTCGCGCTGGTTGATGATGTAATCTTGATTGATTTCGTGGCAGTAGATTGGCCAAAACCGGCGGCCACCGGTCTCATCACGGTGCCAGTCGTCGCGGTTGGTGGTGCCCGAAAGCACGGCCGCACGCGGATGGGATTCGGC